CCTCCGGTAAACGCAGGTAAAAACATGAAAAAAGGGATCGTGCCCCATGCCCCAACGGAAGCGCGTAACGGTGCCGAAAAAGAACCCTCCAACCGTGCAGAAGAAGCGCGGTCCCAAGCCCGACGTGAAGGCTCAGAAAGTCAGGTTTCTTGCGGCTCTGCGCAATGTCGGTACAATTCGGAAGGCCTGCGACCGAACCAAAGTGCCCAGGGCCAGTGTGAACGACTGGCTGGAGAGTGACGCAGCTTTCCTGGGGGCCTTCGACCTGGCACACGAGGACTGGATTGATTCGATCCTCGACAAGATGATCGCCCTTGGCATGGGTACGGTGCGAGGCAAAGGCCGCCCGAACTTCACCGCCCTGGTCGCCATTCTCAACGCCTTCCATTGGGACTTCAAGACCATCGGCCAGGAGGCGCAGGAGAAGAGGATGTTCGCCTTTGTCGACCGCATCGCGGACATCGCGGCGAAGTACATCGCGCCGGCAGACCTCGAGAAGTTCCAGGCGGAATGCTCAGCAGCGGTTGATGCTGCGCTTCTCGGCGTCACTTCCAAGAAGGGACGCCGACGAGAGTAGAGTCTTCGCCGAGTATGCGGAGGACCCGGACGGATTTGCCCGCGACATCCTGGGGGTCGAGCTGTGGGAGAAGCAGCGCGAGATCGCCATGGCGGTGTTGGAGAATCCGCGCGTGGCGGTGGCGAGTTGCTTCGCCAGTGGCAAAACATTTCTCGCGGCGGTGCTGGTCATCTGGTGGATCTGCACCAGGTCCCCCGCCCTGGTTATCACCACGGCACCCACGGGACGCCAAGTGCGCTGGCTCCTCTGGCGAGAGATCCGCAAGCTCTGGGGCAAGGCAAAGCGACGGCTGCCCGGCAAGAAGCCGATGCAACTCAAGTGGGAGATCGCCGAGGACCGCCAGGCGCATGGGTTCTCCGCGGGAAACCCCACCGGCGCCCAGGGGTACCACGAACGGAACACCCTCGTTATCGAGGACGAGGCGGACGGGATCGACGCGGATCTGTCTCAAACGCTCGAGGGAGCGATGGTGACCTCCGACTGCCGGCGGCTGAAGATTGGGAATCCGGAACGACTGGAAGGACCCTTCTACGAGGCCTGCGAGGGCCGGGGCGCGGATTCCTGGACAACCTTCCACATTAGCGCGTTCGACACGCCCAACGTGAAGGAAGGCCGCGTCGTAGTTCCTGGTCTGGTCGACCAGGATTGGGTCGACCAGCAGCGGCGAGAGTTTGGCGAGGACAGCAACTGGTGGCGCACCAAGGTGCGGGGACTGTTCCCACTGGACCTGGTGGACCGCCTCATCCCAATGGACTGGATCAAGGCAGCCCAGCAGCGCTGGACTGAGATGCCAGATGGAAATTCTCCACGGGTGCTCGGTGCCGACATCGGCCGCGGCCGCGACAAGAGCGTGATGGCGAAGCTGTTCGGCCGTCGAATCCACATCGGACGTGCGTGGCAGGAGCCCGACACGATGAAGACGGTCGCCCAGATCGTGAACGACATCAGGGCCGACGGGATGGAGCGCGCCAACATCGACGAGACGGCGGTCGGTGGCGGCGTCGTCGACCGCACCAAGGAGATCCAGCGTGAGGGCGGGATCGACACCAAGGTGAAGATCCGCGGCTGCAATCTCAGCAGCAAGCCGCGCAACAAGAAGAAATTCCGCCGCCTCAGTGACGAGTTGTGGTGGCAGGTAAGGCAAGCGCTCAACCCTGATCCGCAGGTAAACCCCAACCCGATCGGACTCCCGGCTGACAAGGACCTGGCCGCGGAGCTGAACTGCCGGAGCTACTCAACCGACCCGAAAAGCGGCAAGATCCGCGTCGAGACAAAGAACGAACTGCGGGCGCGTGGCGTGAAGAGCCCTGACAAGGCGGACGCGGTCGCCCTGTGCATGCACAAGCCGAAGGAATTGGCCGTCGCTTGACGGCTTACAGTCAACTTTGGAGGACCCCTAGATGCTGCGTGGCGCGAAACGCATGGTCCGACGAGCTGCGGTGGCCGTGCTGGGTGCCGCATTCGTCCAGCGTGTCGTCCAGCGCTTCGCCGGGTGGGGGTGGATCGGTCCGACCCGAAACAGCCGACAATGGCTTGAAGAATTCGGCCAAAACCCGCTCCTTTTCACCGTCGTCCACCGCATTGCGATGGACATTGGGGGCACTCCATGGAGCGTCTACAAGCTCAATTCCAAGAACCGGAGGATCCGCACAGAAGTCGAATTCGAGCACCCTCTGGTGCAACTGCTGGCTGAACCGAACGCCTGGCAGACCGGGGAAGAACTGATGTACCTCATCGCTGCGGCCCTGGACCTTCCCGGTGAGACTTTCTTGCTAATGCTCCGAGGCGGCGACGGGAAGCCGGTCAAGTTGCTACCGCTTCCCGCGTACTGGGTGCTCGACCTGCCGCGCTGCGGTCGCCCATTCTACGTGGTTGACATCAACGGAGTGCAGGAACTGGTGCCACCAAGTGAGGTGATCTGGCTCCAGAATCCGAATCCGCTGAACCCATACGGTCGCGGCCTGGGGACGGCGGCTGCTCTCGACACCACCATCGAGCAACACAAGCAGGGAAATCTTTGGAACCTCAACTTCCTGCGGCGTTCGGCGCGCCCCGACATCGTCATCAGCGTCCCGGAAGAGATGGACGAGGACGCCTGCGAGCGCGCCCGTGAGAAGTGGCTGGCGAATCATCAGGGGGCGGACAACTCCTGGGCGCCGCACTTCATGAACAGCGACTTCAAAGCCCAGATCCTCACCCAGACGGCGAAGGACATGGACTTCGTGGCACTGTTGCGCAACGCGCGCGATACGGTCTACCAACTCTTCGGTGTTCCGCCAGAGATCCTCGGCATCGTAGAGAACTCCAACAGAGCAACGGCTGACGCGGCCATGTACATTTACGGGATGTTGACCTTGACGCCCCGGCTGCGACGCATTCGGGGAGGGCTGCAACGCCGCCTGGTGCCGCTGTTCGGCGATCGACTGCTCGTACTGGATTTCGAGAGCCCAGTGCGCGAGACCATGGAGTTCAAGCTACGGATGGCTGGCGAGGTCATCACGCGTTCGCTCGGCACCCGAGACGAGGCGCGCGCCATTATCGACATGGCCCCGCTCGGCGGCGAGAAGGGCGATGAGCTCCTCCAGCCGGTCAACGTGGTCGCTTTCGGCCAGGACGGTTCCATGGTGACTGGTCCCAACCAGTCGCAAAAGCGGCTGGCGGAGTACACACACGCCGGGCTAACGGCCGGCAACGGTAACGGGAGGCACTGATGGGCGCACCAGTACGGTTCGAGGCACTTGTTCGGGACGGTGGCATTGACGAGGCGCGTCACGAGGTTACAGCCCTGGTCAAGGGAACGCACACCGACCGCCACCGCACGCTGTTCATCCCCGAGGCATTCGCCAGGTCGCTGCCGATCTTTCTGAAGACGAATCCGCTCTTCCTGTGGCAGCACCGGCAGCGCGGTGAACCCGAAGACGCGCTGGGCAGCGTGGTGGACGGCCGCATCACGCCGGACGGCCCCGTGGTCACGTTCTGCTATGCCGTCGAGGAGAACCCGAAGGCCGCTCAGGTATGGAAGCTCGTTGCCGCCCGGGTCATTCGGGGGTACTCGATCGCGGGCTGGATTCTGCAGCAAGTGGACAACCGTAGCCCCCGTGAAGAGGTCGACGCTCTGCCAGAATACGCCCGGAACGCACTGCTCGCCAGCGAATGCGATGCGGTCATCACCGACATCGAACTGGCCGAGATTTCCCAGGTCCTCATCGGCTCAGACCGCGATGCCTTCATCAAGGCAGCGGCCGAGGGGCTGATGTCACCCGAGCTGGCGCTCCGCATGCTGGCCGAAGCCCAAGAAGTGAAGGAGACGATGACGATGCGCGACAGCCAGACGGCGGCGACGGAAGCGACTGCCTCTCCCAGCATGACAAGGACTCCCGCCGACTCCAGCTTCGCTCGCTTGCTGGACGGACTCAAGTCATTGTGCGAGCGCGTCGCAGCGCTCGACGGGACTCTGCTGGAGCGGCAGTGCGTCCCGATCATGGTACTCGAGGGCAAGTTCATGACGCTCGCCGAGGCGTGCTACATGGCCAAGTATCGCGACTGCACCGACGAGGACCTCGTGCGCACTCGCGACGGGATCCTCGCGCAGGTCGCTTCGTTGCCCGCCGAGATCAACGCGGCCTTCACCGACATGATGAAGGAGCCTCCGGAGTCCGGCGACCATCCTATCGAGGAATCGGCACCCGCGTCGCCCTCTCCGGCCGAGCGGTCCGATGACGAGGACTTCGATGCGGCCCTCCGCGATGCGTTTGGTCGCCTGACGTAACACGTTCCCGCGCCGAACGCGCAAACGAAGCGCCCCGCCACAAACGGGGCGCTTCGCATTTCCGAAAGGAGCACCCTGACATGGACCAACTGAAGGAGCTGCTGCAGTCGCTGCGTGATTCCGCGCAGGAGATGGCCGCAGCCGCGAAGGAGATGCAGACCCCCGCACCGGAGCCGGCGCAGCAGGCTGCGAGCGACCCGAACACCGAGCGCTTCCCAGGCGCAGCCGAGGCGGCCGCCAAACGCGTGGCCGAGCTGGCCGCGTCTGGTGCGCAGCCGACCGAGATCCGCGAGTTGGAGCGGCAGGAGAAGGTGCACGGCCCTGGCCTGCTCTTCGGCCGCATCTGGCGCGCGACGGCGTGTGCGCACCGCGACAAGGACTTCTCTCGCGAGGGTCCCATGCGCGTGCTGGCGAACCGCTACAACGACCGCACGACCGCCAACATGATGGAGCGCGCCATGAGCGTCGGCACCCCCAGCGAGGGAGGCTTCGCTGTCCCGGACGTGCTCTCTGACCAGTGGATTCCGCTGCTCTATCCCGTGAGCGTGCTGCTTCGCCTGGGAGCTCGGATCGTTCCGATGCCCGAAGGGAACATGCGCATCCCGCGTGTCGCGAGCGGCGCGACCTTCTCGTACGGCAAGGAGAACGCCAAGATCAAGGGGAGCAAGCCTAAGCTGGGCGAGGTCAAGTTCGCAGCCAAGAAGTTGCGCGGTGTCATCGCCATCAGCAACGACCTGCTGCGCGTGCAGAGTGCGATGGCAGACGCGATCGTGCGCGACGACGGCATCAGGGGAATGGCAGTGGCATTCGACAAGGCTGGACTGGTGTCGACGGGGACCGAGGAAGAGCCGCTTGGCGCGCTCAAGGATCCGGACGCAACAGCGGTCAGCATCGCCGGTGTGGTGACGGGAGACGTGCCGACAAAGTTCGTCACGGCTTTGGTCAACGAAAACGTCGACCCGGATGGCCCCGGCAAGTTCGGCTGGGCGTTCAACGCCACCGTCTGGGAGCAGCTCTACAACCTCAAGACCACCACGGGCGCCTACCACTTCCGCGAGGAGATGTCGCAGGGCAAACTGCTCAACTTCCCGTTTGGGCGTACGACACGAATCCCGAACGGATCCGACGCCAATAAGAAGACCACGGTGGGCCTCGGCGACTGGTCCGAATACTGGATCGCGCGCCAGGGCGAGTTGGAGATCGTGGCCACCACCGACGGCTCCTACTACGACGAAAACGGTGACATCCAGGCCCCGTTCGGCCTCGACCAGACGGCTCTGCGCTTCATCGACAAGCACGACATGCGCATGCGCCAGGCGGCAGCAATGGCCGTCTCGAGCGACGTCCACACAGTGGCATAAACCCGGCTGCGCCCTGACTCGGCATCCGCCGGGTCAGGGCGTCATCAAGTTTGAGGAGGAACGACGATGAAGGTGCTCAGACTCCAGGAAGATTCTCGCGTCACAGGAATCGCTCCGGCGGACCGGGCGGCAGGGAGTCAGGACGGAACGGTAGTCGACCAGCTCGCCCGGACGGCATTCCAGGGCGTGCTTGCGGTGCTCAAGACCGGTGCGGCCAGTGGGACGCCCGATGCACAGAGCGTCAAGCTCCAGATCCACGACAGCGCGGACAACCAGTCCTTCGCAGCTGTCGCCGGCCTCGAGGTCGAATCCACGGCGGACAGCGAGCTCAAGGAACTGCAGTTCGATCCCGGCAGTCTCCGCCAGTACTGGAAGCCCGTCATCGTGACGGCGTTCACGGCGGGGACTACGCCGAAGATCGAGTCCGATGCCACGCTCCTCGAGTACGGCGCCTGCCGGGCACCGGTGGCATAGACCGTGCCCTGGCTGCGGATCATCAGCCCGCGCTGGGCGCATGAGCTCCAGCGCTGGCTGGTTCCGGGCGACGTCGTGGAGGTAACCGACGTGACGGCGGACCAATTCGCCCACCACGCGGAGAGCCTCACGACGTCGCCCGGACACGACGTGCCCGAGGAAGCGCGCGTGACGCTGCGTGCACGGCATTCGGTCTGGTCCCACTGCGGCGAGCATTACGTTGCGCCCGGCAGTGAGTTCGTAGTGCCTGGCCGCCGTGCCCGAGAGATTCCGGCCGCGGCCGTGGAGGTTCTCAACGTGGACGTGCCCAGACCGATTCCGTCGAGAGTGCCGACGGACTTGCCAAAGCCTCTCCCCCCTATGACCACCAGGCCGGCCACGACAGACGACGAGTCCCCGAGGCCTGCCAAGCGAGCCGAAACCGCGAAAGCAAAGCGACGACCGCGGCCCTAGCCGCAGCTGCGCCCGCCATCGAGGTTCCCGCCGGCGGAATCCATGGCGGGGCGACTATGGAGGCAAGCAATGGGCTGCGGCAACGGAAAGGTCACGTCGAGAGCTGCCCGCAAGAAGCAAGAGACGCCGGCAGGCGCGGTCGACGACAGCAACGCGACGTACACGCTCTCCTATACTCCCGTGCCCAACAGCCTGCAGTTGCTCTTCAACGGCCTGCGGCAACGTGAGGGTGCCGAGAACGACTATACCATCAGCGGTCGGACCATCACAATGGCCGACCCGCTGGAAGTCGGCGACAGCTTGTTCGCTGACTACTTGTACTGATGGAGGGCCGCGACAAGTCCCAACAGGACCGCGCCTGGGACCGCCTTGTGCGCCAGGTCCGCACCGTGTTCGAGCTGCTGAAGCGCGCGCTTCCGCCGGAACACCACGACGCGCTGGATCACGGGCGCACACTCATCGAGGATTCGCTGTTTGACGCGAGACGAGCAGAGCAGAGTAGAGCAGAGTAGAGCAGAGACGAGCAGAGACGAGAAATTCTGAGGAGGCATACCAACCATGGCACGCACCAAACTCCGGGCGTCCGCGCAAATCCTTGCGGGGACAATCACTTCCGCCCTGTTCGCGGCGGGCGCTGTCGACAATGCGGCACTCGCCGCTGACGCGGTCGACGGGTCCAAGATGGCCGACAACGCGGTCGACAGCGAACACATCAACGCGGGGGCGGTCGACAACGATCACCTGGCGGGGTCCATCGCCGCCGCGAAACTCGATCTGGCCGACACCTACAACTTCAGTGGGACGCTGCAGAAGGGTGGCGTCGCTGTGGCGACGACGGACGACATCACTGCGGCCACCGAAGGGCTGACGCCGAAGGCGGCGATGCAACTGGCGACGACTGCGGCGTTGCCAGCCTGTTCGTACAATGCCGGGGTGATCACGGCCGACGACCCGGGCGCGTTGAGCGTGGACGGATCGTCCCCGGCTGTCGGTTGGCGCATCCTGGTTAAGGACCAGGCTGCAGGGGGCCAGAACGGCCTCTATACCGTCACCGATCCTGGCGATGAGTCCAACCCGTTCGTACTGACCCGCGCGTCCGACGCCAACACCGCAGCGGAGATACCTCCGGGCACCGTTTGCTTCGTCGACGACGGCGCGACCAACGGCAACCGCACCTTCATTTCGGCCAACTTCGTGGCCACTCTCGGCACCGACGATCCTGGGTTCGTCGATTTCGCAACCACAGCCGGAGTGAAGGCGGGAACGGGGCTCACCAAGTCTGGGAACTCGCTGTCCATCACGGCTGGCGGTGTGACGGGAACCGAACTCAACTCGAACGTCGCCGGCAACGGCATCCAGGGCGGCGGCGGCTCCCCACTCGACCTCGACATCGTGGACACCAAGCCGGTCTACATCAACGGGACCCAACTCGACTTCCGCGTGACCGGCGCCCTCGGCGTGGACGGCGGCGGCAACCTGAAACTGGACAACGGCGGGCAAGCCATCTCGTCCTTCTCGTCCGAGTTCACGACGGATGGTGGCGGCGTGCATCGCATCGCCATCGGTGGCATCGCAACCGCGATGCTGGCTGCTGGTGCCGTGGACGCGGCTGCCCTGGCCACCGCCGTAGCCGGCGGCGGTCTGACCGGCGGCGGTGGCGCTGCCCTGGCGGTCGAGATGATCAACGCGGTCGCGACCGACTCCGGCGACCAGACGACCTACACCGTCGCTGCTGGAACCATCATGACCGGCTACGAGCTCGTGTTCCTCAACACGACCTTGCAGCGGTCCGGCGCCGGCAACGACTACCAGATGAGCGGCTCGGACATCGTGTTCGAGAGCGCCAATACTGCCGGCGACGTCGTGCAGATCTACGGCCCGAAGGCGTAAGCCTGACGGCTGAGTGACCTCTCCCCGACCTCCAGCGGTCCGGTCGTTTCGGCGGCCGGGCCGCTTCCTCCCAGGAGGATTCCATGTCCAGAAGCACCCGAGACCTCTGTGTCGCTTTCTTGCTTTCAATCATGGCAATCGTCGCTCTTTCAATGGGCGATGCTGAAGGCGCCAGGTCGAAGCTCCCCGCATCGCAGATCAGCGGGCTTCCAGGCGGCACGCTGCCAACCGCGTCGGTCGTCCCGTATGCTGGAGCGTCCGCGCCGAGCGGCTGGGTCTTCTGCGACGGCGCAACCTACGACGGCACGGTTGAGACGTACACGGCGCTGTGGACCGCCATCGGAACGACCTACGGCGGCACCGGACAGAGTTCGTTCAAGGTGCCCGACATGCGCGGCAGGTCGGCGTTCGGTCGCGACAACATGGGCGGCGCCGCGGCCAACCGCATCACGAGCGGTGGGTCCGGCATCACGGGCACTGTACTCGGCGCGTCTGGCGGGACCGAAACGCATACGCTGACGACGGCGCAGATGCCCGTCCACAATCACGGCGTCACGGATCCAGGGCATCGGCATGGGATGGCATGGAGTAGCGGCTACGCACTCGCTGGAGGCGCCACGGCCGTGGTCGACGGCGGAGGCTCAACCTATACTGCGTATGGGGGGACCGGGATCAGCATTCAAAACGCCGGTAGCGGTGGTGCCCACCAGAACACGCCGCCGGCCATCGTTCTCAACTACATCATCGCCCTGTGACAGGACAGCAGCGCGGCACGCACACAAGGAGGACCCCATGCTTTCCGACGTCTCAGTCGTCCCACCAGGCCAATCTGTGCGCGGCGTCTACATCAACGACGGTCCGACGAGCCGGGTCTATTTCAACGACGGCTTCTACGAACTGCCGACTGACTTCATCCTCCAGGTCCGAGCAGTCAAGGAAGAGGCCCAGAAGGCGCCCAAGGAGGCGCAGCCGGAGTCGGGCGACGCGAGCTCCGCAGCGCCCCCCGAAACGGCGCCTTCCCCTCAAAAGCCGGCGGATTCGCCAAAGCCGGCGGGTCCCTCGAAGCGCACCCCTCGGTCGGACGGTCGCTCGTGGGACGACATCGAGGAGGAGCGCAAGAAGGCCGAGCGCGCGAAGACGCGCGCCGAGGCGAAGGCGAAGCGGGACGCCGAGAAGGCGGCCAAAGCCAAGAAGGAGCCCGCCAAGAAGCGCTCCTCGAGGAAGTAGGAGGCGGTAGATGTCCGCAAGCCCGAACAGCACGGTCCACTTCGCCACGACCTTTCGCCAGGACGACGGCACCCTGGTAGCCGCTGCCGACGCAAAGGTCGTGTTCCGGGATGCCGTCGCGGGCGTATCGGAAGTCGCGCTGGCCGAGGAGGGCGCCGAGGTCGGCTTCTACACGAAGGACTGGACGGTGCCGGCGGGCGCCGCAGTAGGATTCTACGACTGGTGGTACCAGGGAGACTTTGCGCCCTTCGAAGGCGCTGACGTGGCCACCTGGAAGAGCGATCTTCGGACGCTCGAGGTGGTCGCCGCCACTCCGAGTACTCCTCAGGGATCGACGGCGTCCCTGGCCGCAAATGCGCTCACGACACTGGGTGCGGCAAAGAGCGAGCTGGGGATTCCCCTCGAGGACGACGCAGACCTGGACCCGCGGATCAGCCGCATAATCAACGCGGCCTCCGGGTGGATCGAATCACGACTGAACCGCAACCTGGGCAGAGACACCGTCACCGAACTGCTATCCGGTCGGGGTCGCCAGAGGCTGAACCTCGAGCGATACCCCATCCTCGAGCTGGTCAGCGTACAGGTGGACGGTGCTGATGTCAGCGACGAGTGCAAGATCCTCAACGGCGCTCGCGGCGCGCGTGGACAGATCTGGCGCAAGAATGGGTTCCCGCTGTCAGCGTTCGGCTATCGTGACCTGACGGCGGACGTCGACCCCAGCACGGCGGACCTCAACGTGGAGGCCGAGTACCGCGGCGGATACGTGCTGCCGAGAGATGAGGACGATGCGAATCCGCGCACCCTCCCATGGGAGATCGAGTGGGCTTGCATTCGCATCGTCAAGATCTGGTACGACCGTGATCCAGACATGAAGCGAGAGACCTCGGAGGCCGGGTACTCGTATGAGGTCGACCCCAACATGGCCCGCGGTATCTTGCAAGACCTGCGTGTTCACAAGCGGTGGGTGTGATGCGCTCGCCGCACCAGGTACGGGTCGACCGCGACGACGTGTCGCGAGAGGGCTACCAGACAAAGGCGACGCGGTCCACCGTCTACACGGCATTCCCGTGCCTGATCGAGCCATTGGGGGGACGCCAGCAGAACTCGGTGCTGGGCGTCATCCCCGGGGCCCGGCTGAACATTTCGTGGCGTTCCTCTGCCGGGGCGTTGCTGGACGGAGACTTCGTGCTGTACGGCGATTCGTGGTGGATTGTCGGGCTGGTGCGGCCGGACACCGGGGTGGGGTCGCGCTTGATGCGCCGCAGCACGGCCGTACTCGAGCGTGCTCCAGGCATGGACGTGGAGGAGTAAGCGATGGCGCGTCGGCAGATCGCACGAGAGTACACGAGCCTTGGATTTCAACTTACCATTGACGACACGCAGATCAGCGACCTGATGTCCGAAGCGCGCCGCGACGTACAGAACGCCTTCAAGGCAGGCATGCGGCGAGCATTGAAGCTGGTGCGCGAACGCGCCGCCGCGACGGCGCCAAATCCTCGATGGCAGAACCCGAATCGCGGGTACCGTACGAAGGTGGACACGCAACTCACGGACGGCGGTGGCTTTGCAGTGGTGGGGCGGCTCTGGTCGAAATTCCCGGGCAACATCTACGAGGCAGGGCAGCCGGCGCACTGGATCGCCATCAGCGACGGTGTCGAGCGTTGGGCCAAGCGCCACGGCGTGAGCCTGAAGCGCAAAGGGATGTTCGTACGGCGAGGCGGAGAGCGGTCCTTTGTGCCATTCGAAGGTAATGACCGCCTGGCGCAATGGGCCAAGATGCACAGTGTAACCCTGAAGAGCGGTAACAAGCGTCCCCTCGACGAGTACGCCTTCATGCACGTCCGACAGCAGCCGCCACGCCCTTTCGTGATTCCCGCCGGAGAGGCGATGGAAGAAGAAGCTCGGGACGCATTCCGGGTGACCATCGAGGAGGCCCTGGCAGACTATGGCTGATCCAGAATTCCACGCCGGGGACATCCTCACCGAGTTGGCGCGCGCAATCGCAGAGGATCTCGGTGAGGACCTTGCTCTGAAGACATGCCAGGCCGGTTCCGACATCCGGCTGCCAGCGCCGAAGCACTTCTCCACGGTAATGAACGCCGTCTACGTGCGGTTTTCGCACTGGGAGGCGGACGACGCCCTGGATCACCCCGGCATTCCGCCGCACTTCGCGGTCCAGTACCACTGCGAGCTGCTCTACTTCCGCCTTCAGGGTGCCGACGAGAATCCTGACACCGAGCTCGCCAACGACCTCTCGCGGATCGGCAGCCTGTTTCTCGGGTCGCGTCGCAAACTGCCAGGGTTCAAGCCGGCGACGGGGCGCGTGGAGCGTGTGGTCCCTCACGCGGGCGGGACGGACACTCCATTCCACGCCATCAACGACACGCCCGAGCTGCGCACTTCGGTCGGGGCCATCAAGCTCACCGTCTATACCCGCGGGTAGGCTCAACGATCGTTCCATCACTAGATTTGGCGCCTCCTGGCGCCTATTTCCCCAAGACGCAAAGGAGGCATGGACATGGGTGACATCCGAAACAGTCTGTACAACGGCGGAGCCCTTTCGTGGGACGGGTTGGACGTCGGCTGGATCAAGGACGTTGAGTTCTCGCCAGAGCTCGACCTCGAGCGATTGAAGACGTCGGGCACCGGCGGCCCGCTGAAGCTACGGGGCAAGAAGGCCAAGGAGTACAACTGCTCCATGAAGGCCGGCCTGTTCGAAGTGGCACGCCCTGACGTCATGGCGATGATGCTCGGCGGCGGATCGGACCCCGTCCAGATCGGCGGGGCGCCCATCACGAAGACGGAGCAGCCCTTCACCTTCGCCGCCTACCAGGGTGGCGGGGTCCAGGCGGTCATTCTCGACGGTCCGACCATATCGACGGGCATCGACGCGCCAGTCGTCCAGAGCAGCGACCTGGTGACCACGTACACCGAAGATGACGACTACATCGTGGACTACGACAAAGGTGTGATCTACCGCAACCCGGGCGGAGCGATCGGCGGGGGCGCCGCGGTGAAAGTCACCTACAAGTACACCCCGTCGGACGGCTACCAGATCCCCCTCGGAGCGAACTTCGCGCTGGCGCGCAAGCAGCTCGTCTTCTCGCACATCGAGGACGATGCGATCCTGGACGGCGCCGCCCAGGCCGTCGAGACGCGCATCACCTTCTGGCAGGCCGAGCCGGATGGGAAGCCCAACTTCAAGTTCACCGACGGGTCTTTCGTGATGCCGGACATCACCTGGGACAGCATCGAGGACGCCACGGGGCACCCGACGCAGCCGTTCGGCAAGATCGAATTCCTCAAGGTCGCATAGTCGCACCGGCGGAGCTGGGGTGGTGGCCATGCGTGGCTGCCATCCCAGCCATCCATAGGAGGGCCCCGTGAAGCTCGGCTACCTCGAGATCCGCACGGCTGATATCACGCTGGGCGGCGAGACCTTCACGGTGTCGGAGCTCTCGGGTCGAGACCTCTTTCGGTATCTTGCGCGACTCGGAGAGATCCGCGAGGATGGCGCGAACCTCGTGCCCTGCCTGGACGGCATATTGCTGTGGCTGCTCCGTGTTGACTCCACGTGGCTGGCGCATCTCGACCTGGAGGAAAAGCTCGCTGTCCTGGTGTGCCTGAAGACCCTGAACGACCTGGACGACAGCCGCGGGGGTTCTGGGGAATCGGGTGGCCGGCAGGTCACCTGGGACGAGGCCTGCGATGTTGTGGGCGCCCGATACGGGATGACTCCGATGGAGGTGTGGGCAACGTTCCCGATTCGCCTCATCCGTCGCTTCTACTTCCACGCGTTGCGCGCCGTGGAGCGCGATCGCTGGTTCCTGCGGCGCCTGCAGGGCGATACGCAATCTGAGCCGCGGTGGCTCCACGGTGACCCGGACGAGCAGGACGAGCGCAAGCAGCTCGCCAGCGAGGACTGGCGGACGATCAAGGAGCGTCACCAGGCGCTGCGCGGACGCCCGCGCCAGCCAATGGACTCCAGGCCGCTCTCCATCTGAGACATCCAATCGCTACGCGGAAAGGAGGTGAGAATGAAGCATGGCACGCAAACAGGTGCGCATCGAGGTTGTCGTCGACGGCAGCAAGGTCCCCGAGGGTTTCCGCGGCAGCGTACAGGAGGTCAATCGCCAGGCCAAGCTGCTGCGCGAGATGGGGAAGAAGGGGGCCGACGTCGCCGCGATCCTGAAGGACCTCGGCCAGACTGGCACCGAGTCGATGCGTGGTCTGACCGCCCAACTGCAGAGCAGCGGGGCGCCCATCGACGAGATCAAGGAGAAGCTGGTTGCCCAGCACCAGGCGGATGTGGCAGGTGTGCGCAACCGCATGGAGGTTCGCAAGCGGCTCGTCCAAATGGAGCAACAGGCCGCAGAGCAGCTTGTCGCCGAGAACAAGCGGGTTGCGGACGCGGAGAAGGCGGCGGCGGAGGCCAGCAAGGCCGCAGCGCAGCAGCGCAAGAAGGCGTACGATGACGCCGTCAGCAATGCCAGGAGAGCGGCGCAAAATCTCGCGCTGACCCTCGCTGGAGTCGGCGTCGCTACGTCCCAGGTGCTCAAGCCGGCGCTCGATTTCGAGGCCGGCATGCGTAACGTGAACTCACTGCTCGGCAAGTCCGAACAGGAATTCCAGGCGTTGTCCGTGAGCACGCGCACGCTTGGACAGGAGATGGGGGCCGCTGCACCGCCCGCAGAGAAGGCCGCTGCCCTCTACGACATCGTGTCCGCGGGATTCGTGGATACGGCCCGCGCTCAGGAGGTGTTGAGCGCGGCGCTCGTCGCTGGTAAAGCCGGCCTGTCCGATACGAAGACGGCTGCCTCTACCCTCGTGGGCGTCATCAACGCATACGGCCCGGCGAACATGTCGGCGCAGCGCGCCTCGGACGTCCTATTCCAGACTATCAAGGAGGGTGTAACGACCTTCCCAGAACTGGCCAGCAGTCTCGGCCAGGTGACGTCGATTGCTGCAGCAGCGGGCATCCCCTTCGAAGAGGTGGGTGCAGCGCTCGCCACGATGACGGCCCGTGGGATCAAGACTGACGAGGCCGTTACTGCGCTGCGAGGCGCCATTACAGGGCTGCTCGATCCGTCTGCCGATGCTCGTAGCGTAATGGCTGACCTTGGCATCGAAGTCAACGCTGCGAGCCTCAAACAGGACGGCCTGGTCAAGACACTGGAGAAAATCGCGCGTGCCGCCGATGGCGACACCGAGGCGATGGCAAAGATGATCCCCAACGTGCGCGCGTTGTCCGGGGTCCTGGCCCTGATGAACGACGGCGGCAAGGGCGTCGAGGCCACGCTGGCGCGCATGAAGACATCAATGGGGGCGACGCGCGCTGCGTTCGAGGAGCAGCGGAAATCGGTCAGCGCCATCTTCGGCGAGGTCAAAGGGGAGTTGCTGACCACGGCGGTCTCGATAAGTGGGACATTCTTGCCTGCCCTCGCCGTCGCTGGAAAGATGGCCGGCGGCTTCATCACCGGCATCGACCGGCTTCCAGGCGTGCTGAAGAGTGGCGCCGCGTGGATTGGCGCTCTCAGCGCCGCGGTGCTGATTGGCGCCAAGAGCTACCAGTTTGCCGTGGCGGCGTCGCAACTCCTGACCGTGCAGATGGCCAGGTTGACGCAGGCAGAGCAGGTGAACGCGGGGGCCGCCCTGGAGAATTCCGCCGCCACGAATACCATGACGGCCTCGATGACGCGCGGTGCAACCGCCGGCCGGGGGCTCACCGGGATGATGGGCGGGCCTCTCGCCGCGGCGGCCATTGCGGCTGGGATCGCATTCCAGGGTCTCATCACCGTGATGGAGCTCAAGAACGAGCAGGCGGAGAAAAACCTCGCCGAAGAGGAGAAGTTCAACGCCAAGTTGCGTGAGCACCGCGATCTCCTGGCAGAGATCATGGACTTGGAGGCGGGACGCCGGTCGGATCGCAAGACCGGCAACGTTGGGGACTACCTGGACCTCATCACCGAGCTCGGTGAT